GGAGTTCCAAATGCCCACATACCACGACCTGGTGGAGTCCACTTCAATTCAAACATTCTTTGGAATGCTTCTTGTGCAGACTTCTGAGCCTTATAGTCATTCCATGGCAAACGGTTTTCTTTAGCATGATTCTTTTGAACTGAATACATACCCTCGATTACACGACGACAAACCTCATGCCATCTTTCCTTAGTTCCATCTTCCTTCATGCGAGAATATGTACGAATAAAAGTAATCTCTCCAAGTGAATTTTCTGCTGCATCCTTAAACCCGAATGGGCTTTCTTGGCTCTTGTACTTTTCTACGAAGTCCTCTGGAAGTTTAAAACTAAAGAAATCTGACATAATATGTATCGTCCTTTCAAAAACGGATTAAGACCTAAGTATAGCAGAGTTTTCAAAAAAGCAAAACTCTCCCCTAAATAAGAGGTTGAGAGTTAAAAATTATTTACCACTAAGTATATGATTTATCTCTATATGGTTTATGTTAACATGTTTAGGTAGACTTGCTACCCATCTTATAGACTCAGCCATGTCCTCAGCAGTTATAGCAATGTCTCTTTTTTCTTCTTGTGTATCAATTGTTCCTGGACAAATCTCAGTAACTTTAATTCCATATTCTGGAAACTCTAGCCTCATTGTGTCAACAAGTGCCATCATTCCTCGTTTTGCGTTTGTGTAGTTTCCTCCTGATCTGTAAGGAAACTTTCCACCAAGAGAACTAATAAATATAATAGTGGCAGACTCTGATTTTTTCATACAAGGAACAAATAGTTGAGATAAATACATTGGACCAGAAACATTTATGTCGTATGCTCTTCTAAAGTTATCCATTGTTTCATTTATAATACTGGTTGGGCCAGAGCCTCCCCCTGCATTATTTACTAGTAGATCTAAAGTGATATCCTTATATTTTTCATAAAACTTTTTTATTTCAGAAGAATTAGTTATATCCATAGAATAAACTTCAACATTGTCAGAAACTAAATTAGAGACTTTAGATAAATCTCTTGAAACAGCAATTACTCTATATCCATTTTCAGATAAAAGTTTTACTGTTGAATAACCAACACCCTTGCTGGCTCCTGTTACTATTGCTGTTTTCAATATTAGTGAATCCAGTGTTGAGGAACCATTATCTTTTCACCACTTTTTACTAAGTGGGCTGTATGGTGATAAGGTGGTGATGGTGGAAATACAATAATGCTTCCTGCTTTTGGCTTTACAGCAAATGTATAGTTTTTATTTATTTTGGCAATCTCAAAATCTGGGTCTGCACCTTGTTCCTTTAGGACTCCTTCTGGAGAAGAAATTGTAAAAGATATTTCTCCACCCTCATAGTCATCATTTAAATACATAACAAATGAAACCTTAAGTCTTTCATCTCCTTCTTGCTGATCAAAGTGGGCACCCATAAATGTTCCTGCCTGATACTTCTTGATAGGATATTGAGGAAATAGTTTTGGTTCATCGGTAATACCCTGAGCCTTTGCGTAATCTCTTGCCACATCGTCAAATGCTTTTTGTAAAGTGTTATAAATATACTTATCTTTTTCATTTGCATCTGAAGTTAAGGCAATAGTCTTATCTGTTCCATAGACATAGTGCTGACCACTACATGCCATCCATTCACCCCATGCATCATTGTTGTCATTTTCAATTGCATCGACAAGTTTCTTAGGGTCTTCAATTACATTGGTGTAATAGTAAACCTTTTCCTCAAGTATTTCTCTGTCCATTTTGTATCTCCTTAGTATTTATTTTTTTCATAAAACCCTGTTACTTTCATAAATCCTACGGTAACATATCTTATGGGCCCTTCTCCTACAAACCTTACTCCATGCTCATATTCCTCGTTTCCTGGGAAAATAAGCAATGTTCCTGGTTTTGGCCTTAAGTCTGAATTTTCTTTATTCTTAAAGAACAAAGTTCCATCCTTGTAGTCATCATTAATGTATAGTATAGCAGCATATCTAATAGATGGATCTGTGTGTTGGTCTGTATGTGCCTTCAACTCAACCCCAGCCTGCATTCTTTGGAGTGTTCCAAATCCAGCAAGTTCTAAGGATGGATCTGCCAGTTCTAGTAGTTTGCCTAGTCTACCCTGAAGCGTTGTGCTTATTGCTTTAGTTGTAATATTTAGGTTCTTGTCTTCCCATCCCTGGGTAATTTCAAACTTTCCTTCGGCAACAAGGTTATCTACATCATCTCTTCCAAACTTTTCCATACAGAATCTAGCAAGATTCTTTGTATACTCTATCGACCAATCTTCGTTTGGAGTAGTCTCAATTATTTCTAATATAGTATTTAATTCTTCTGATTGTAAAAAATCTTTTACAAACAAAACCTGGTCGTGGAAAACCTCAGTATCGTAGCCAGCGTCATCAAACTCTTTTTTTAAAAATGCTTCCATTTACAAATCCTCAGCCTTATATTTATTTCCATCAGCATCTAATTTCCAGCCTTGCTTTAAGAGTTCTTGCCACTCTGCTCTTTCAATTTCTTGCTTGGCTCTGGTCTCTTTCATTTCTGCAGCCCATGCATCTCTTAATTCTTGAGGATAGGCATCCTCTTCACGATCATCCCAGAATGAACCAATAGTATATCTAACCCCACTGGTTATAAGAGTTACTTCGTGCATATTGTTAAATCCCCCGTCAAATGCAGCAAGCATTCCAACTTTAGGTTGAAGACTTATATCTTGATCTGGGAACTGTAACATACCGCCTTCAAAATCATCGTTCAGATATAAAAAGGCTGCATATCTACTTCTTGTAAAAGCACCAGAGTGACCATGCTCATCGGTGTTGTCAGAATGCTTTCTTGCATATGCTCCTGGCTCCCACTTTTGTGTGTGGTATCCAATTTGAGAAATTACCTTTGGGTCAAGGTCGTGAACACTTGCAACGGCATCAATAATGCCTTGTTTGATTTGTGAAAATATATCACTTGGCAGCCCTTCGTTTTCGACATGCTCATCATTGTCTTGTGGTAATACTGAAGAGTAAGACTCATAGAAAGATATAGGCATCCACGTAATCAATCCAAGTTCTGCATGCTTATCTAAAACCTTTACAAGTTTAGCAGCAGTTTCTGCATCAATAAAGTTTTCATAAACAACTATGTCTTTAGTTATTCTTTTTTTATTATCTAGGTTCATTTTATCCTTCTTTCTTTATCAGTATTATTTCTATTTGGATTTTCATTTCTAAACTGTTCCATAATTTGCTCTTGCATTTTCTGCCATTTTTCCTTACCAAATTTTTCTTCATTTTTAAACCACTCTGGATCTCCAGGAGAATACTTTGTCCAGTACATTCTTGAAAGATATTTTGAATTATTTATTGCAGGCATAACCCCATGAAGGTATATAGAATTTTCAGACATCAGGAGTTCTGGATGACCTGATGGAAAAACAAGAACATCTCCAGCCTCTGGTTTGTACATGTATGCTTCTCCATTTGCTATAAAATCAATTTCTCCACCTTCATAATCGTCATTAAAGTATGTCAAAGCAGTAATTGCAAACTTATGGCCTGGGGTTACTATTGGCTCTCTTATGTAGTCTGTATGGTATGTCATTGCTAGTGGATCCTCAAAGTCTGTTCTGTATCTTGCTATAGAGGGCCCAGTGTATTCCCACTCTTTGATTGGATTTCCATTTTGATCTTTGATGTCTGGAATAATTTTATTTTCATTAAACTCAACATTATTTTTTTCAATGTAGTCTTTTGTTGCTGTTAAAAAATTATTTAAAATTTCTAAAAGAATTTTTTTGTGCTCTTCTTGTTTTTCTGTTGAAGTTTTTACATTTTTTACATGTTCTATTTTTAGGTTATCGTTATATGTTCTAAATATTGGATTTATATATTCACCAAACCTAGACCATTGGGACCATGGGCTAAATAGTCCGTCTTCTTCACCTTCAGATTCTTTTAAAAGATTATATGTTTTATTAATATCTTTAAAAAGATTTTTATACACAAAAATCTTTGGATAAATTTCAATTACATCCAGAGATTCTGTCATGGCTTTCTGTCTCCTGTGTGCTCTGTAATTTCCCAGAAGAATGGGCAAGTATATCTAATCCCACTCTTAATCTCTGTTACTCCATGAACGTAATTCATATCCCCTGGAAAAAAATAAGCAGCACCTTTCTTTGGCTTAAACTGAACACCTTGCAATGGGAAGTATAACTCTCCACCTTCGTAGTCTTCATTTAAATAAAATAGGCTTGAAAGATCATAGTTTGGAAAGTCATTTGGAAGTCCAGCATCTGGTCCTTCATGTAGTTCTTTGTCTGCATGAGGCTTCTGAAACTGCCCTGGGAGCCATCTAACAATAGTTGTGCCAGTAGGGGTAACCTTTACCTTATAAAACTCTTCAACAATTGGCTTAAGTCTTTGAAACAATCCTGCAATTACTGGAGCAATTGTTGGATCATTTTTATCTAAAGTTGGGCTAGTGGCTACTCTGTCTTTCCAATATTCAGAGTCATACACTACAGTTCCATTTTCGTTGACATGGCTTTGTGTTACATCCCAAATGGTTAAAGACTTTGCAGCCTTTTCTAAAAACTCTATTTCTTGTTCAGTCATAAAATTTTCTAACTCAACAATCATATCTTTGCTGTTACCAAACCAGCCAGATGGAGTCATTGATGGTTTTCTAAATACAACATTATCTTCATTATTCATAATTAGATTATATCACTTTCTTTATTTTTAGTATTATCATCTACAGACAATCTTAAAACTTTAACCTCGTGAGAACCAAGAGACTGACCTTTTTCATTTACAGCATCTCTATACCAATCTGTCCACTGACCAGAAGAATTAACAACTTGTGCTGCTTCTCCATATGCAACATTAGCCAGCATTCTTTCTCTGTTTTCGTCTTTGTAGTTAATAATTTTTATAGATGTATTATTTAAATCAGAAAGAGATATAGGAATTATTGTTGCTATTGGCGTTCCAGATTTAATAATTATTTTTTTATTTGGATTTTTTGATTTTATTGCTAATGGCAGTGGGTTGTCATAAAACGAAGTACTGATTAAATTAGATATTGTCTCGAAATCATCATTAAAATAGTTTACTGGATTAATAGTAAAAAGACTAATATTTTCATCTGTTCTAAAAATTAGCCCAGTATTAAAACTAATTGAGGATTGACCTCTTCCTCCATAAGAGCCTGCTGGTGCAGAGATTATTTCAACATTGTCTGATGTCTGATCATTTATTCCATTCCATAAAAACTCTATATCTTGTTTGCAAAAAAGACTCCAGCCAATAACATTTGATTGTGTTACTGGAAAACATCTATAGGCATGACCTTCAGATGTACTGTCCATCCAGTCTCTTTTTATAGACATTGGAGCAATATCAAATGGGGCTTCTTGAGTTTTTTCAACCTGAATGTTAAAAATTTTTAATCACCCGCATACATTTCTGGAGTATGGTATTTTTTATTATAATCAAGCATTGTTACAATTGAATACTTTACACCATCTGTAACTGGCATAGCCTGATGTGCATACATAAAGTTTGAAGGAAATATAAAAAGATCTCCTGCTTCTGGTTTAATCTTTAAGTTTTGTAATCTAAAGTATAGTTCTCCGCCATCATAGTCATCGTTTGGATATGCAACTAAAGAAACTGTGCAATTATAAGAAAACCCATGGTCGTGATGCTCCATAAAATGCTGTCCTGGACCATACTTAATAAAGTTAAAGGCTTCCCAATACTGAAGATTGTTAATATTATACATTTTTGAATAATCTTGAACTGCTGGTAGTTTTGCATCATACAGATCTTGCCAGAGTTCTTGAAGATTTAGGCTTGTAGGACTTTTGTCATATTCAAGATCTGTCTTTTTAAACTTAAAGTCTACGCAATCTCTATAGTCTGGCATAAGTTCTTGATATCCAACATATGCTGGCATCCAGTGGTATCGTTTTCCTTCTGGAGATAGTTCTCCATATCCAGCAACTGATCCAAGATTTTCTTCAAGTTTTTTAATTACCTCAAACTCTTTTTTAATAACACCTTTGTAGCAAAAGATACCACTGCCAAGATCTTGTTTTTCTGTCCATGTTTGCATTTTTATCTCCTATTTATATTCTCTGCGGGACCAAACTTTTTTAATATACACTCCTCCATCAGGTTGCCGATAGAAATTTGCGTTATCTACCATTTTACCATATATATCAGACTGTCCTAAAATTTCTATCTCGTGTTCCCAATTTTCTCTTTTAAATGGAAGCACCTGCATATAGGGAGTTCCAGCAGGAAGGGTTCCTTCCCAACCCTCTATAATAAAAAATGGAAAACTTCCAAGAAGATGAACCTTATCAGAATCTACAACTCCAGTTGTATTTAGAAAAGGAAGGTCATACCGATTCATTGGTGTCATAAAGAGTGCACTGTATCCTTCTGGTAACTCTAAACCCCATGGAGAACTCCAAGCAAAGTGGTACTGATAGTATCCTTTAGGATGCTCAAACTGTGGCATAGGAGGTCTTTGAGTACAAAAGTCTTTATAGTTAGGGTCGTCAATTGTGACATTAATTATTCCTTGAGAATTTTTGGCAAATTTTAGATCACATGGGGTTTTAAAAACATAGCCAGTTGAAAAGGCATCCATAATAGCAGGACACGCTTTCCATGTAGGTATCTTTCCATAATCATCAGTTGTGCCTTCTTTAGGAAATGGGCAAACCTCTTTTGGTGCCTTATAGTACTCACCGTTTGGCATTTTTGCAAACCTGTCTGCGTCTTTATACCAATCTGGAATTTCTTTTTGGGTTGGAACTGGAACAGAAATGCTTTCTTTGTTTATCCAGGGCCTAAGTGATCTGAACTTAGCAACTAGAGACACTACTTGTGTCCTAGTTCATTAATGTCTGTCATTACGACAACACAATACTTTGTTCCCTCTTTCATAGGCAATGAAGCATGCTCATAGATATAGTTTGATGGGCAAAGAACGATGTCTCCTATTTTTGGACTATGTGTGTAGTTGTCCATTCTTGGAAACTTAATCTCTCCACCCTCGTAATCTTCGTTTATATAAATAACAGCAGATACTGTACAGTTGTACATTGGGCCATGATCAGCATGAATATTAAAGTGTGTTCCTTTTCCTTCATACTTTACAAAGTTAAAGGCCTCATAATATACAACGTTAATACCCCAGTAACGTGCATAATCGTCAACACAAAATTTTAATTTTTGATAGATCTCTTCGTGCAAATCTAAAAGTTCAGAATTATGCTCATCCCTTGGTCCTAAATTTTCTTGCTTAAATCTAAAATCTACAGCATCTCTAGCCTTTTTAATTGGAACATCAGAATTTGTTACCTTTGCTTCTGACCATTTATATTTTCCGTTACCTCCTAAATTTGACTCAAGGATTTTGATATATCTTTCAGAGTCTTCCTTTGAAAATACATTTCTATACAAGTTAATTCCTAATGCTGGATTTTCAACTAATATATTGTTGCCAATAGTTTTTGACGGATACCTATTTATTGTAGTCTCTGATCTATCTTTAGTAAACCATGGTGTTTCGTTTTCATCATAAACTGTCATCGTTGTACCTTTTCTATGTTTTTAGTCATTGTGAGGTGCCCACTTATTTATGGGACAACCTGCTCCTGCTAATTTAGTTTTAAATGTCATGACACATCCGCATTTCTTACATTGCTGAGTTAAAGGAATAAAAAAATCACAGGCCCTACAAATTTCCATTCTTTTGTTAATTATTTCTTGATCTTGTATAGTTTTTTCAGGATCTAATAAATGCCAAATCCTTGAATCGCCAAGGTTTTTTTTCCATTCTTCCCAGGCTGACATTCTAGAGACTCTCTAAGAATTCGCTACCGTTCCAAATATTACCAATTTTTGCTTCTTGTCCAGGAAGAATTGGAACGAGTGTTACTTCTGATGCAAATACTGCATCCATTTTTTCTTGAACTACGGTATTTACTATGCTAGAGAGTGTCATAAACACAAGGTTATCTGAAAGAAGAACATATGTTCTAAAAGGGTCCATATCTAAATCATCAGTCATCCATGCTGGTTTAACTCCACCAGAAAAAGATGATCCATTCCATGTGGCACCTGTGAATGCCTCATTAATATGTCCCTCTGTTGGCATTCCAACTATTGGGTTTGGACCTTGATATATTTCTATAAAGTTATCATACATTTCAGCAGGAAGGTTATATTTTTCAACAACCTCCCACTCATTGTTAGATTTTTTTACAAGTAGTGCAGCATTCATTTTATCTCCTTTTTATAACTTAATTGTATCATATAGATTATGCAATACTGTTTCATTAGCAGAAGCAGTTGTTACAACCTCCGAAGCAACCTCCACCACATGCTGGCTGGCCACATACTGCAGAGAAGTTAGGACCAAAAGATGGTGGGAAGAACGGTGGGAAGAACGGGAAGAACGGGAAGAACGGTGGGAAGAACGGGAAGAACGGGAAGAACGGGAAGAACGGTGGGAAGAACGGGAAGAACGGGAAGAACGGTGGGAAGAACGGGAAGAACGGGAAGAACGGGAAGAACGGTGGGAAGAACGGGAAGAACGGTGGGAAAAATGGTGGGAAGAATGGAAAGAATGGTGGGAAAAATGGCGGGAAGAATGGTGCAATAGTAGTAACAGTACCTGTTGTTGCTGAATCAGAAGTTCCTACAGCAGTGATAGCAACAATAGTGTAAGTCTGTGCTCCTGGAGAAGTTCCAGAAGGTGTGCTATCTGCTGCATCATAAGATGATGCTGATCCTGAAATACCAGTATAACTTGTTCCGTCAGAACCAGTAATTGTATAAGATGTAATCGCACTGCCTCCGCTGGCTCCAGGAGTCCAACTAATTCTGTTAACATTTGCAGAAACTGTAGATGCAGATACTGACTGAGGAGTTTGTGGTCTTGTTGTAATAGCAATTGCAGAAGAGGCAGATGATGCAGCAGAAGTTCCTGCAGCATTAGTTGCTGTTACTGTAAATGTTACAGAAGCATTAACAGGAATGCCAGTAACTGTGACTGGAGAGGATGCTCCAGTTCCAGTCTGACCTGTGCTTGCTGTTACTGTAAAAGAGGTAGCAGCAGGAGAAAGTTCTGGTAAAGAGAATGAAACAGTTGCTGCTCCATCGTTATAAGCCCTTCCTGTTCCAACGTTTGTTGCACTTACACCTGTTGGTGCTAAAGGCTCCAAAAAGTCATTTGACGCTTGGGACTTTCTACCTGTCTTCTTACCTGCTGCCATGTCTATCTCCTAATTTCTTATTGAATTTTTTATTACGCTGTCAAGTCGCCGTAGACAACCCATGTGTTTGCTGCTCTCTTCATAAGAGTTGCAGAAGACCATCTGGTTCTCAACTTTAGACCTGGTGTTGCATTTACTGTAACTGAACCAGAAACTGGTGCGATTGTAACCTGTCCTGTATTAGTCTGAAGAATATCAATAGTTGTTCCAATTGGATAGTCTACTGTTGAATCTAGTGGGATTGTCAAGGTTGTTGCTGATGTAGAATCAACCTCAATCATTGAGTCTCTATGTGTTAGTGTTGAAAGTGCATATGAGGCTGTCTTTTGAACGATAGGAGTTCTTGAAGGAACGCCTTCTTTTGTCTGTGTACCATCTGAGAAAACCACACCAGATGAAGGAGTTACTGTTGTTGCCTCAAATGCTGCAACCTTAAGATCATCAAGTGAGCCTTCTGTAAAGTCTACTGTTGTTGAAGGCTCTGTTGTTACTCCCTTAAACAACTTCCATTTAGCATCAGACACGTCTCTTACAAAACCTGCATGCTTTGCTGAACCATCATTGTATCCAACTACTATACCAAGATCAACTGTATTTGCTGCATTTTGGTGAGCAAGTTGCACAAGGTTGTCTTCGATTGTAATAGATGTTGATGATGCGTTAAATGTTGTACCATTTACAGTTAAGTTACCATCAACAACAAGATCGTTTGATGCTGTAACTGTTCCAGTAAATGTTGGTGTAGACTTTGGAGCCTTTAGGTCAAGTGCTGTTTGAGTAGCAGTTGAAACTGGTTTGTTAGCATCTGAAGTGTTATCAACATTTGCAAGGCCTACTGAAGACTTTGTAAGTGCTGCAACTGCTGCTGCAACCTTAGAGTCTGCTGCTGTGCCTGCTGCTGTAATTGCATCTGCTTCTGCTGTATCAGCATATGACTTTGTAGCAAGATCTGCTGTGTTATCAATACCATGAACATTTGTTGTATCAGAATTATGGGTTGTTACTGCGTTGTCGGCATAAGTCTTTGTTGCAATTGTTGAATCAATATCAAATCTTTCATCAACTGAGTTCCAGTCAATTCCTGTTCCTGCAAGGGATTGCTGATCTACAGTTGCTCCTGTAATTGCATCTGTAAGTTGTGTCTGAGTTATAAGTGCTGCTGTGTCTGCAATTCCATGAATTAATGTTGTGTCTGCAGCATGTGTTGACAGTGCTCCAGAAGCAGCCTGAATTGCTGCCTCTACATTTGCTGTTGTTGCAAGAAGGGCAGTGTCTGCAATTCCATGAATTAATGTTGTGTCTGCAGCATGTGTTGATAGTGCTGAAGCAGCAGACTGTGATGCTGCCTCTACGTTTGACAACAATGCCAAGGCTGCTGTATCTGCAATTCCATGTATCATGGTTGAATCATTTTGGTGTGAAGTCAAACCTTGTGCTACTGTGTTAATAAAGTCTGGATCGTCTCCAATTGCTGCTGCTAACTCATTAAGGGTGTTCAGTAGTCCTGGTGCGCCATCAACAATTGCTGCGAGTTCGGCTGCGTTAGCAAAATATGTTAATGCAGACCATGCTGAGGAGCCATTACCCATCTTAAACTTACTTGTGTCGGTTTCAAAACCGATTTCACCTGCTGCTAAAACAGGGTTTGCAGCCGTCCATTGTGCTGCAGTTCCTCTGCGCTGTTGCATTCTTGTTGCCATATTTTTATTTCTCCTTTATGGGGGCTGCCCATTAACTTATCTTATTATAACCCCTATTTAATTGAAGTTATCTGTTGCGCTACCGCCATCGAATACAACTGTCCAAACTGTTGTGTCTGGTCCACCTGCATCCAAACCTATACCCAATGGGCTGTTAAATGATCCACCTTCATAGAACTGAGATACAATGAAACCAGTTCCATCAATTGCGGTATCGTGAATGTGCTGTGGTAAGTTATTTGTATCATCAATAGTTGCTTGGGTATACCAAGAACCATCATAATAAAAATTAATTCTGTTTGTTGTTGTGTCTAACCACTGTTTTCCATTAGTTGGTGAAGAGGGAGCCGTTGATGATACTGACATACCTGTTAAGGAATCAACATACTCTTTGGTTGCTGCATGCCCTGCAAGAGTTGGTGCTCCTACTGTTACTGCATTTCCGAATGTACCGCCGTTAGTTACTACTAGTCCATTCTTGACCTTAAAGTCTTTATCGACTGTTGCCATTTACTACTCCCTCTTCCAACTATTTTTATTTTTATTACTTAAGCAATGTTCCGACAACAGTTACTACTGAAGTATTGTTGGCAGTTGTTACTAGAAGTTGTACGTTTGCTCCTGAGATTGATGCTGAAACTGATCCAAGAGATGACCCTGTTGAGACCATTCCGTATTCAGTGATTGCAATGTTATCTGAAGAATCAAGTGTTAAAAGTACCTTTGAAATATCTGTATGATTTCCATTGGCAACCTTTACAAGATATTCTGCTGAACGATAATCGGCCTTTGCGAAAGCGTGGGCTGTCTGAACTCCTGCTGTTGCTGCTTCAAGAGTTGCTGCAACCTGCTTAGCAACTGAGTCAATCTCAACTGCTGTAAACGAACGAGTTGTTCCATCTACCGCAGCACGTGCACGAGCATCTGTGAAGTAAAGATTTGTACCTTCTGCAAGGTTAGTTGTTGTAGAATCTGCTACACCGTTTTCTGCGGTAATAGTGAGTCCTGAACCTGAACCTGTAATTGTGATGTTTGTAAGCGTTGCACCAGTCAAAAGACTTGCTGCTGAAGACTTGGCACGAGCATCTGTGAAGTACTGTGCTGTTCCTTCTGCTACATCAGATGTTGTAAGTGCATCTGCGTGTGCAATTGCTGCTGCTTGTGCTGCATTTGCCTTTGAAGTAGCATCTGCTGATGCTGTAGCCTCTGCTGCTGATTGTGCTGCGTCAGCCTCTGCTTTAGCAAATGCTGTTGTAGCAATCTGAGTTGTGTCAGTATTTGCTGCAGCGGTTGGGGCTGTTGGGACACCAGTAAGTGCTGGTGATGCAAGTGGAGCCTTATCTGCAAGGTCTGTAGTTAAGTTTGCAATCTTAGACTGAGCAATTGCTGCTGTTGCAGAAATTTTTGCATCTGTTATTGTTAAGTCTGCAATCTTTGCATTTGTTACTGCAAGTCCACCAATTTCATTAGTTCCAACTGAGTCATCGCTCATCATTGTCTGAGTGATTGTATTTGCAGGAAGTGTTACTGTACCTGTAAATGTTGGAGAATCAATATTTGCTTTTAGTCCTACTGATGCAGCAAGATCTGTTGCATAGTTTGGGTTATCTCCAATTGCTGCTGCCAATTCGTTGAGTGTGTCAAGAAGTGCTGGTGCAGAATCTACAAGGTTTGCTACTGCTGTTCCTACGAACGCTGTTGTTGCTACCTGTGTTGTATTTGTTCCCGCAGTTGCTGTAGGAGCAGTTGGTGTACCAGTTAATGCAGGTGAAGCAAGTGGAGCCTTTAGGTCAAGCGCTGTTTGAGTAGCGGTTGAAACTGGCTTGTTAGCATCAGATGTATTGTCTACGTTTCCAAGATCAACCATTGCCTTTGTAATACCTGAAACTGTACCTGTAAATGTTGGTGAGGCTGTTGGTGCCTTAGTGTCAATCTGTGTTTGAATTGCAGATGTTACTCCGTCTACGTAGTTAAGTTCTGCCGTTGAAAGTGTTGCACCATCAAGAATGTTAAGTTCTGATGCTGTCGCTGTTACACCATCAAGAATATTCAATTCTGCTGTTGAAAGTGTTGCACCATCAAGAATGTTAAGTTCTCCTGCAGATGCAGTTACTCCATCAAGAATATTTAATTCTTCTGTAGTTGCTGTTACACCATCAAGAAGATTAATTTCTGCTGCTGTAGCAGTTACTCCTGTTAGGTCTGTTGGAGCAATGCTAATGTTAGCACTACCATCAAATGATTGACCAGCAATAGTTCTTGCTGTATCAAGTACTGTTGCTGTATCTGCATTACCAGTTAAATTACCAGTTACGTTACCTGTTAGGTTTGCTGTAATTGTTCCAGCAGCAAAGTTTCCTGAGCCATCACGCTTTACAACCTTATTTACTTCATTAGCAGATGTTGCTCCTCCTCCAGCAAGACTAACAATGTAGTCTGTATCTGTTTGCTTCTTTGTAAGAATGTCAAATCCGCCAACGGTTGCTGATGAACCTTCAACGATTAAACCACTCTTAATTTTAAAATCTTTATTTACTGTTGCCATTTTTATATCTCCTTAGTTATGCCTTAAGTCCAATTCGTGCGTAACGAACTGTGACTGGCTTGATCGCAGGATCTGGAGTGACTGTTAAGGCCACGGTATTTCCAGTGCGAGAGACATTAATGGTGCCAATATTCCCATTCGTGTCGATAGTGCCGTACTCGCTTACAGATACATTTGTACCTTCAGCAAGAATAGTTAATTCAGTTGCATAGAACTTGTTGTCCCCTGCAGAGGTCTTTGATATTGAAATAATATACTTGACCATGCGCCAAACTGTGGCATCAAAACTATCAATTACAGTTACGTTCTCAATGCCATCAATTGTGTTTTCATTGTTACCTGAAGAACCTAAGTCTGTTGCTTGGGCTGCTGCGGTATCAATTAGATCTACATAATTTTCTTGAGTAGGTCTGTCTCCTGTTTGAAACAGGGCCTTTACGTTTGAAATTGATATTTTAGCCATGTGGTAATTATATCACCCTTTTAATTATCTAGTTAAAGAATATAGTTGCTGTAGCCAATAACCTGTAGCGGAATTGGCGGGGTATTACCTAAACCAATAGCCACAATTTGAATGGCTGTAAACTTAACTCTAAATGGTAAAACCTCAGTTATAACAGTTGTTCTTGTAAAGTCTTCTACTTGAACTACTGCATAATCTATTGGAAAGATTCGCTCTGTCTTGTTCTTTAAGTCGTCAAGGATTACTGCTGTTGCCATTAATCTGTTACATCTTCAAGAATCTTCATGCTGCCCTGAGCAACTGTCCAAACTCTTGTTGGATCTGACACTTGAATATCAAAGATGTCTCCTGTTTGTAAGACATTAGATTCTTCTGCTGTAAGCCAAACTGTAAATTCTCCAACTAGGTCATCTTCATCTGCGACTGGATGCAATGCCATTACTGTTACAGCGTCATCTGTGATTATTCCAGGTGTTGAATTTGGTCTTTTAATTTTCATAGCAATGTCCCATTCAGATCCAGGGCCTTTTAAAATTAGCGGGACCTTTGCATCATCTGTTACATAAACCTTAAATCCAGAAGTATCTCCACGAACTACAGTCCAAATAACTGTAGGAGGTTTATTTCCTATGTCGTATGATGATTGAGATCCTCTTAAAGTTGCCATATTGTTATTATATCACGACAAACCGTCTCTGAGTGCTCCCCAGGTACCGTTTCCTTTTGCTTCTACTATAATAATTCCTTCTGCTGCTGCATATGCAACTATTCCAACTGCTGCTGATCCATTAGTAGGTCTAACATTTGTTAGTCCCCCAGATTCTCCAACATACAATGTTTGACCTGCCAAGAAACTTTGAGTATTCACGCCTTCCATAACTCCAGCAACAACTACAATGCCGTCAGATCCGTTTGCTGTGGTATTTTTTAATAAACCAAGTATTGGAGAGGATGTAGAAGGAAGTGCTTTTGCTATTGTTGTTTTTGTGCTATATCCAGTTGCATAAACTGGAACACCAGCAGAAATACTTGCACCACTATTATTTTTTACTTGAATCTGAAAATATGATACCCCGTATGCTGGAAGTATAGCGTCAAGTGATTCTGCTAACTTTTTTAAATCTCCATGCACATTTACAGGAGAAGTTTCAAGAGGATATTTTATTCCTGTGGCTGAAAAGTCATATGTGGTCATAATAAAATAATTATACACCCAGATTTGACCTTTTGCTCAAAATTATGTTATACTAGTAAGTAACACCTACCAGGGTGTTATTGTTTTCTAAGGAGGAAACTATGATTAAATTTATCGAAAGAAACAAAGAGATCATTAGCACACTCAGTATCGTAGCACTAGTAACGGTTATGTCTAACTCTGCTAATGCTATTTCAGATCTTGATACAAAGAACAATCTTGGCCTGGAACAGGCTCAGACATCGGAAACCGCCTCGAAAGAGGTTTTTTTGGTTTCTAAAGCAAAAAAACTAGAGAGTTTTGAGAACAAGGTTTCTCTGACTGATTTAGAACTAAAAGAACTGCTTTCATTAGTAGGCTTCAAGGGTAAAGACCTTGTTGTTGCTTGGGCAGTGGCTAAAAAAGAGTCTAATGGGCGACCATTGGCTTTTAACGGCAATCATAAGACTGGAGACTCGTCCTATGGTATGTTCCAAATTAATATGATTGATTCCCTTGGTCCTGATCGTAGAACCAAGTTTGATCTTGACTCTAACGCTGAACTATTCAATCCAGTAAAGAATGCAGAAATTGCATACTATATGACAAATGGTGGAGAAGATTGGTCCTCATGGAAGGGCATCACTCCAAGAACCAAGTTTTGGATGAGTAAATTTCCTAAGTAATAGTATGGCTTGTGTTGTATTTAAATAAAGGGAACCATTCTTCTGTCACAATGACATTAAATAGTTCTTTGTTTTTTAGATATGACATAAGCCATATTCCTTGATCATCATCTATAATATCCATATTAAACAAATCAGCGCAAGATTCATCACACAGATTTATTAATTCTATCCAGTTATCTTTAGATCCTATTATTGGAGAACCCATAATGTATACATCGTTATTTAATACAGAAAAGGATATGTCTGGGTCTTTTATTTCTTTTTGAGAAAAAACTGTTATTTTATTTTTTGGAAAAGGAAGGGATAGGTAGTTTCCAATAAAAACATTATCTCTTTTATATCCAAAATCAATCCAAGATACTAAATCTTCTTTTATTTTAAATTGATTAATAGCAAGTTTTACTATTTTATATTTTAACAATGTAACAAAAACATAGTCTGGGCTCCAATATTCTGGATGATTAAGAAGATGAGCAGGTATAGATTTTTTAAAAGAATCTAGGCTATGAACTCTAAGTATTTCATTATATAAATATTTAAAATCATCATAAACGTTTGACTCTATAAAATATGTTGGCCTACCCTGCCTTAAATCTAAAACCCTTGACTTTAAACTATCATCAACATATATATATAAAGGGTTTTCTAGATGTGATAAATTTTTAAAATACTCAAAATAGTTGTCCTGTGTTCTGTTGGCCCAACCCTGCCAGTTTCCTCTTCCTATATCTATAAAAGATGTTACGATTGCAACTGTTTTTAAATCTTGGATATTCATTATCTCAAAAAGATCCAGATGGTAATCCAGATTTTACTCCATCATGCAGTGTTCCAGAAGAAAAACTAATTCCAGAGTACTTCTCATAATCTTCTAAAGATCTTTCTGCAAATAATCCATTTTCTGGATCTATTCTGTTATTTTTTACTAATTCTTTAAAATAGTCTCTAGATTTTTGATCTTCTGGAAAAAACTTTTCTGGAAAATCTTCCCAAAATAAACTTCTTCCTCCTCTTCCATACCTGTGATAAACAAAAACCTTGCTTGGTGTTATTAAGTTAAATCCAGCAGTAAAGAATCTAAGTGCCATAAGAGGCTCTTCCTCTGTGAATGTAATTTCTGACATGAAAGGAACCTTTTCAATAACTTGTTTTTCAGTAAAAAAGAAATGTCCAGATACGTATGGTGAAAATACGTTCTTGCCAGAACCTGTGTACTGAGATGTAAATTGAGGTACAAGGTTTTTATAAAAATTTTCTGTGTTTGACTCAGACATGTAAAATGTTGGATTGCTTGTTATATTTGAATCAATGAGGTCTGTACCATCTTCAAGCAAATCATAAGGCGGAGCATAGGCTGTAAATACTGAGACTCCATGCTCTACTTTATTTTTTTCGTATTCTCGAATTATTTCAACATCCCAGTTTTTTATAGATCTCATATGAGAGTCCATGTTTAAATAGTAATCTTCATTGTTATAAAACTTATGAGAATTTTTTCTTGCTGGCTGGCATCCAATCAAGGATCCTGGCTCAATAATATCTGCTTTAACATTATTATAAAAAGAAGCCTTTAACCTATCATCTTTTTGATCTATAGACTGAAGTGTTATAGCAAAAAATATTCTTTCTGGATGCTTAGCATTATTAATAAAATTTTCAACCGTTAGCCATATTTCTGGATCTTTATATGATGGAATATTTATAAAAATTTTTGATGAAGTGTCATCTGATAACTCTTCTATTGTTTTTTGCTCTGCACCCCATTTACCTATTGGGCAAGATGCTGCTTGTATTTTTGTTTTGGCTGCCATAAAACATCCACACTTTTTACACTGCGTAGTTAATTTTATTAGTTCTGGACATGTTTTACATATTTCAAGTCTTTTTTTCCCTAAATTTTCGTCCTCTATATACTTATTTGAATCAAGTATATGCCAGGGTCTTGTTTCTCCTTGAGCCTTTTTCCACTCTTCCCACTTTGACATTCTTATCCTCTCTTTTTATAGACTAACTACTTTTTGTCCATCCCATATATCGCCAACAGATGCTGTTTGTCCTTCTGGAACCTTAATTATTGTTGTTTCACTTTCAAATATTGCTGACATTTGAATATCAAGATCAGTATCAAGTTGTGTAAGAAGTGTAAGAATAATCATATTGTTGCATATGTAGGAGTACTGTCCTCTTGATGCACCTTCTATTAGCGACGTTGGGTCTCCACCATTAAACTGTGTTCCGTCCCAAATAGCACCACTTCTAACTGATCTTCCAAATTCTGTTAAATTTCTAGAAAAAATTGGAAGACCACTTTCTATTGCAGAGTCAATTCTTTGTTTTTTTTCATCTGGAATATATGGAAACACAGTAAATATGTCCCATGTATTATTATTATTTTTTACTATACAAGCGTACATTATTTCTCCTTATAATATAAGTATATCATTACTCTCCACATGGTCCAGGAACACAATTACCAAATGCTCCGCCACATGTTGGGCCCCCATCACCACAAAATCCTGGTGCAGGTGTAGCAGTTGGGGTTGGTGTAGCAGTAGGTGTTGGTGTGGCAGTAGGTGTTGGTGTGGCAGTAGGTGTTGGTGTTGGAGCAAAGTAAGGGAAGAACGGGAAGAACGGGAAGAACGGTGGGAAGAACGGTGGTGCAGAACAACTTTGAGGTGTAGTAAACACTCCTCCTGATACAGTGTTTCCTGGTTCATTAGCATTACATGCAGCATTTAGACCTGTTACTGCTGCAAATGAGTCCTCATAAGAACCACTAACTGACGCTCCATTAGTACAACATGCATAATATGTTGTTAAGGTTGGTGTTGGTGTTGGTGTTGGTGTTGGTGTTGGTGTTGGTGTTGGTGTTGGTGTTGGTGTTGGTGTTGGTGTTGGTGTTGGTGTTGGTGGT